AAAACAGGATCATTTAAAGCCTTTCCTAGTTGTATGGCTGATTCTTTCAGACCAGTACCCATTGCTGTTGCCATATCTAGCATGACTTCAGTAGCTCTTGGAAATGTTTCTTTACCTATTTTTGTAAAAGTTAAAAGTAAATTAGCACCGCTCTGTATTGCACCATCTGCAAAAGTTGTAACATCTTGCAATTCTTGAGACATTTTTGAAATCTCTTTAGCTGTTAAACCTGCTGCTTTTCCTGTACTTCTTATTACTTGTTCAGTCCTAAAAGCTGCTTGCTCATCTGCTCTAAAGGCTTTTATAGTTCCTACTATAGCGGCTGTTAAACCTGCAAAGGCTACGGCTGATACTTGTGCAGTTTTTTTTAAATTTTCTTGTAGTTTTTTTGTGTCTTTTTGTAGTTTTTTAAAATCTTTTTGAATATCAGAGGAATCGCCGACTATATTTATAACTAAATCTTTACTTTTTGTCATTTTGAATTCCTTTTAATGTATTAGCCATTATATCTGACATTTTAGCATGTTCTTGCTCGTTTATGTCATTTAATTTTTTTTCTTTTTTTATAATGTTTTTACTTAAATCAATTCCATGTAATGATGCAAGTTGACAAAATTCGTTATTTTTTCTTATATCAATTATATCAATCAATCTAAATGCTGTTCGAGGCGTTAACTCGTCCAGAAAAGTATTGAAAGTATATTGATAATTAGCCCCAATAATATCAAATATTTCTTCGATATCCATTGTTTGCGAAGATATAAAACTATCGTTTTTATTTTTTTTTTAACTTTGCTTTCTTCTTTAGGAAAGCTATTAGTTATATTTTGATTAACGCTTCCCATCAAACTAACAAAATTTGTATATCCATCTGCGATATTATTTTCACTAATTAAATAATATAATTTCATCATTGCATCGGCTTTTTTTTCTTTGCCATTTATTTTTAAAACAATGTCATCAAGTTTCTTTATATCTTTATTATTTAACATGCAATAAGCAATCTTAACACTTTCTAACGGTGTTGGATCTAATATTACGTCATTTAATTTTTTATCACCTAATATTAAATTTATATCAATTAGCCGTTGGAAGGTAACAGGTTGTAAATTAAAACTTGTTACCTCCTCACCGCATTTTATATTAAAAGATGTAGGTTTACTTAATGTATGGTTTAGCATTCTGAGCTTGAAGTAATGGTTTTAACGCTATAAACGCCATTTCTTACGCTGTCTCTGTATGCTGTTACTGTTGTGCTTAATTCGCTGAAAGCGTTTTCAGTCATAACAATCGGCATGCCAGAACCAGATACCCTATAAAGGTCAACTAGTTGCATAGCTCCATCACCTGCACGTTGAGCGGCCAACAAAAGACCAAAATCTTTAAAGACCTCTGTTGATGACCCAATTACAACATCGGTTGAACCTGTGTTTATTGGCTTAGCTGTAAATCTTGCAGTATCGCCAATTGTTAAACCGATTGTTCCTGATCCTCCTGTTAAATCAATTCCAAAATTAGGAATTGTTACGGCTACACCTGTCGCAATTGTTAAAGGTGTTGCTGTAATTTTTAAAGCATCGTTTTGATATTCACCTGCTGCACCTTGTGCAAAGTCAACATCAGTATAAGCATAAACATCAACTTCAGTAGCAGAAACCGCAACAACTACATACTCAGAATATTTAACGTCAACTGCTGAAGATATAGCAAGACTTGCAATCCCTGTTGTAGCATCTGAAACGCTTGAACCTTCAACATTTTCCAAAGTGGAAACACTACCGCCAGTTTCTGCGCCTGTTACAGTAGGTGCTTTACCTAGTAATAATTCATATAAAAAGTTCGGATATTCTCTTAAAGTTAAAGTTACTTCATTTGTAATTAAACCCCTTTCAACTTGCCAAGGGTATTTAGAAGATCCGCCGTTTAAAGGTACTAGTTCACCACTGCTTGCAATTTCTGCAGAGCCTAGAACTTTAGCAGTCCCATATGGCTCACCATTACAAATATTATAAGCGGTCAATTGATGTATTCCGAAAATTGTTTTTGGTTGTGATAACATGTGTTTTACTCCATATAAAAAAATTATAAATAAATTGTTCCTGTTACGTGAATGCCTCCGACTTTAAAATCACTACCTTTGTTAAGTTCAAAATCTTGAGGTGTAAACTCTGTAACACTTAAAGGAGATGCCCAAGCAAATTTTTTATAATTATCTTGAATTACTTCCTTTAATGCTCTTGTATATCTTAAAACTTTTGTCTCTGTACCGCTTCCATATGTACCATAATCATTTGCATAATATGTATTACTATTATCAAAAACTACACTTATAAACATTGTTATAGTTGTTTGTGTTTTTGTGCCTGTTGTGCTGCTATCTAAACTTACAAAACCATAATATATAAAAGGGCTTACATTAAGTACTTGATCTGTTATGTCATTATAATAATTTTGTGGTAATATATCAGTTATATTAAAATCGTCGTTTTTTTCTGCGTTTATTTCAGTAATTTTTATATTTAATTCAGTTTGTATTAATTGAATTATACTATTTCTAAAAACTTCTATATCATAATTACACGACATTTCCAACCACCTCTAATTTAGCGGTTACATAGTCTTGTAAAATTCTTTTTAATCTTATTATTTGTGCGTCATCAATAAATAAAAATTTTCTTGCTGGCATAAATTCAGTTCCCTCTTGCACAAACTTGGCATAAGGTACTTTTGTTCCCTGTACAAGTGATTGTTTACCGATATTTCTTATAGTATCTTGGTTGCCTGTGCCTGTTACTGAGTCACGCAAATCACCATCAAAAACTAATATAGGAGCAGTAGGTCTTTTTTTCTGTTTAAATGCTTTGTATTTTGGTGATAAAGGAGGGTATTTTCCATCGCCTTTTAATATAAAGTTTTTCTTTGTATTTTTAAATATATCTCTTGATATTTCCCCCATAGGAAAGCGTAAATCACCAACCGATTTTATAGCTTTATTTAGAGCGTTTTTAAATTGGTTATCGTTGTCAACTTCATAAGATATAAAACCCGTTACCATTGTTGTGACTCCATATCAAAAAATGGGGTAATATTTGAATTATTAGGGTCACTATGAAAACTAGCAAGAGGTGAAGTTGGGCTAATTTCTATAGCATCTGGTAAATCATTTTTATTAGCTTTTATGGATGCTAGTAAAGCCATGCTTTGTCTATATGCTGAACCTTCAGTTATTTCTTGCGGAACGCCATCAGCTGGAATAGGTTCTGATTTTGTTAAATCTAATATTTTACTTACACGCCATACAACAAAATCAATTTCTATTTTTTTTAATATTTCTAATGATTCAGCCCCTGTAATAGGTAGCTCATAACGCTCATATATATATGAATTTATTAAGGCGTCTGTTTGTAATAAGAAATTGTTAACAGCTGTTGAAGTTACTTGACTTGTTGTTGTAAAATTGATGCCTTTTAATTCTGCTTCTATATCGTCTATTGTTGCGTATGTCATTTACTACCCTTCGCAAATATTGCAGAATTTTTTATTTAAAAATAGTTTTTGTAATGCTTTGGGAACTTCATCACCAATTTTGTATATTTCATTGCCATATTTAACATTGCAAAGCATGATATATTTTTCTTTTAATTCCTTTTTTGTTATCTCTTCGATAATAACATTTTCAGAATCTTTTTTAATTTTTGTTTTTTTACTTATAGATTTTTTATTTTTTGTTTTTTTTTCCATAACTAAAACTTTTTTTATTTTGTTATCAAAGGGAGGGTCTATGCCCACCCTCCCTTTTTTTTAGAGCTAGCTTATTATGCTACTGCATCTTTAATTAAATAAGCTGCATTAACAGAGCTTAAAAGCTGCTGATACCTATCTAATACGATAATTTCAGTTGCATTAGGTGGATTATCAATAGCATTTTTAAACACTTCTCTAGGAGCACCGAATTGCTGAATTCTGTAACCTAAAGATACTTGACCTCTTGCAGCTGTTTGAGGAGCTACACAGAAAATTATATTTTTACCCCATACAGCTTGTATTGCGCTTGCTTGACCTTCTGCAGCGCTTTCAAAAACCGCAGTACCAACAAGTAGACGTCTAACATCCATAGCAAAAGCTAGCTCATCTTGTGATAAACCGCCGGGTCTATTGTCTGCATATCCTAGGGCTCTAAGCATTTGCGGATGATACCTTAAAATATTAAATACTTCCCAGCTCATAATTGCAGTGTCTGGAGGAGTTCCAACCGATGAATAAATAGCTTGTCTAGCTGCGTTAAAGTCTTCTAGTGGTGAAGAGTTAGCAGATGTGTAATCATTATATTGATCAGTGCCTGACAATGTTACATTTTGAGTTATTACAGCAGTATCGCCTAAAGTTGTAGCAAGTCCACGCTCTTTACCAAGCCAAAGTTTAGTAGTTAGCTCGCTTGTAGTGTCGCTCATAGCGTCAAAAGGTGCTTCTACGTTTGCAATATCTTCTTCAGTTACAATATCACTTAAACCATGTTTAACTACTTCGTATACTTGAGTAGTATAGTTACGAGTGTCAACTCTAGGAATTTTGTTTTTCCCGATCGTAATATCTGATTCAATGCGTAGGTGTGAAGTACCATAACCGCCAAGTTTACCAGTCGTTTGTTTTACGTTAATTACTGGTAAAATTTCCTCTGAGATATAACCCAAAGGTACTATTTTATTACTAACATTTGTTAATAATTTATCAACAATTGCTCTATTTTGTGATCCTGACATTTTTATATCCTTATTATTTAATTATTATGAACCAAAGTTAAAAAGCGGTAAAACAGCAATAACATCACCTGATACGCCATCTTGTAAAGCTTGGCCGACAATGTTATCAGATGGTAAAGTAGCAACTACAACGTTACCACCATCTACTTTTAAATAATCGCCTTGAGTTATTGAACCGCCTGCAATGCCTTTAGCACCGCCACCGATTGAAGCAATTTCACAAACCTCACCAGCTTCTGGTGCGTTCATTAAAAAGCCTATTGCTTTAGCGTCTGTTAATGCAACATCCACGCCAGAAGCACCAAGCGTAACCGCAGCATATTGATTTCCCGATAAATCCGCAGCTGCTGGCAAATTTAAAATATTATTAGGTACTGGAAAAGAAGCCATTTTTTAAATCCTTTATTTTGAGTTATTATTTAATTAATTTAGCAAGTTCTTGATTTTCTTTTAATGCATCTTTCATTGCATTGTCAAAAGTGAAACCAAATTCTTTAACTTTATTATCTGCAATTTCTGAAAGCCTAGTAATTGCTTGATCTTCTGTAATTTCTGTATTTTTTGTTTTATCAGTGCCTTTTTCTTGAAGGTTAACATTAATGCTATTTTTTGCAAAAGCTTCTAAATCATTATTTAAAAAAGCATCTCTTTGAGATTCAACTGCAATCCCTTCAGACAATAAAATATTGAAACGCTTTTCTTTTTTTAATGTTTCAATTTCTTCTTTTAACTTAATATTTTCATCTTCTAGTTTTACAGACTCTTCTGAAAGTTCTACTTTTGTAACTTCTTCTACTTTTTCTGCATCGCTTTGAATTTCTTCTTGCTCATCCATTTTTACTTTTTCATGGTCTTCTGCTTTTGCATTTTCTTTATTGTCTTCAGTTGCTTCTACTTCTTCAGCTTCTGATTCTAATTTTTCGTTTATTTTTTCAATGATTTGCGCTTTTTCGTCAGCTGTTAAATCATCAATCATATTTAATAAGTCTTGAAATTCCATTTTTAAAACCTTTTCATTTAAGTTAATAAAATTAATAATATTTTCATTTTGTATTTTTTCAGATAAAATAGCAGCCATTTTATTAATATGTGGTCTATTCGTTAAACCTGCACCATATAAAACCGCACCATAATTTTTTTTAGTTTCTTTGTCTGTATAACTTTCGTTCAATTCGGCTGATATATAGCGTAATTCTTTACTTAATATTTGTTTTTTTGCGTTGTCTGTCCAATCAACCTCCATCCACAATTCACTATCATTATTGCGTAATTCTAGATTTTTAATCCAACCAGCCGCTTTATCATATGCTTCATGAAAATAATCAACTGCAAGCGCAACACCTCTAACGTTTTTATCAAAGTTTTCTTTTAATTCTCTTAAGGTGTCTTTTGTAAAGTTTAAAGTGCGGTCTAAATATGAAAACTCGCCAACTCTCAAAAGTTGTGCAAAATTTATATTATTTGTTTTTTCTTCGTTTAATTTTATTTTCATAATAATATTTTTTATTTAATATATAATAAATAACATATTTTTCTTAGTTTATGTAAGTTTATTTTTAAAGTACCTTTTTGGTAGTTATTCTTCTATTTGTAATTCTTCTTTTATTTCAAAACCCAATTCTTTAGCTCTATTTCTGTAAAGTGTTTCATCTGTGTACATTTCTAAAAATTCTTGGCCTGTGTCCATACAATTTAGACTTGTTAATGATCCATAATGGAACACTTGATTACCAGTATAAGCAATAAAAAAAGTCGGCTCAATTGTTGGGTATGTGATATGATGCATTATACTTGACCTCCGTCTGAAATTGTCCAGTTATAAGTACTTATTATATTAGCTCTTGCCGTTGCTGCTGCGCCTGCTGAATATTTAGAGAATCCACCATCAAATTGTACGTTATTTTGTAAAGTTTGAGCATCCCAGCCTATTAATAGACTGTCATAGTTAGCAGTTGATAAATTTACATTTCTAAACATAGCATTTGCAAACTGAACATTAGCAACATTCCAACCGCCAGCATCAAAATCAACATTGACAGCGCCGCTAAACATTGAAGCAAGATTAGTTGCGTTTGCAACGTTCCAAGCACTTAAATCTTGGTTAAATTGTAAATTTGATATAAACATCGCTGAAAAGTCAGTACCGCTACTTACATTCCATCCGCTAATATCCTGATTAAAAGTTGTTATTGCAAAAACGTTTCTGAAGTCTGTTACACTTGAAACATCCCATAAATCTAAAGGTTGATCAAATTGTGAATTTTGAATAAACATATTAGAAATGTTAGTTACGTTTGACACGTTCCAATTATTGATAGGCTGATTAAATAATGATACTTGAAACATACTACTTAAGTTTTGCGCGCTTATCATATTCCAATTGTTTAAAGGCTGGTTAAAATTACAATTTCTAAACATGCTGTTAAAATCTTGACCGCTTGATACGTTCCAATTACCTATCTGTTGTTGAAAAGCTCCGTTACCCCTAAACATTTCGCGAAAACTTGTACAATTTGAAACATTCCAACCGCTTATATCTTGGTTAAAATTACTAAAGGCAAACATACCATTCATTATTGTTGCACTGCCAACATTCCAAGCTCCTATCGGCTGGTTATAGTTACAGCTTCTAAACATTTGAAAAAAGTCTGTGACATTTGAAACATTCCACAAAGACAAATCACCGTTAAATTGTGAGCTTTGAAACATTTCTCGCATGCTTAAAGCCCCGATTGTGTTCCAGTTACTTATATCTGGGGAAACTTGCGAAGCAAAAAAACAACCTGTAAAATCTTGCACATTTGAGACATCCCAAGTTGTAAGATTTATGAGCGACCATAACGGGCTTAAACTTCTAAAGGTTCTTATCATTGTTGTTACGTTGCTTACATTCCAACTTGACAAATCCTGATTAAAAAATCCAACAAGGAAAAAGGTTTCATTTAGATTAGTAACGTTTGAAACGTCCCAATTGCTTATATTACCATCAAATCCGCTAGCCTCCCGAAAAGCTCCCTCTAGGCTTGTTATCGTTGTTGTATTCCAAGTTTCTATATATGGGATATCACTAATGGAAAAAGCATTTCTAATAAAATCTTTTAAAGTTGTTACGTTAGACAAATTAAGCGGGTCATATGTGTTAAAAGTTAAATTATTACACCCATAAAAAGCCCCTGTAACATCAGCAATATCTAAATTTCCAAAATTTGTAATATTTAATAGTTTTGCTTTGTCACCTCCATTTTTAAATCCCCATCCGCTTAAAGTTCCGAATATTTGTATTTGTTTTGTGCCTTGCCCATCGGGAAAAGTAATAATATTGTCTGTGTGTGAAGTTACAGTTTTAATATTATTTCCATTATAAAAAACGTTAAAGTTATAAGTACCGCTAGCATCAAGCGGTAAAGCTATTTGATCGTTGTTTGAAACGCCAGCAAAATTTGTTTGCCACTCAGATATAAAAGCGGTTTCTTGCCCTGTGTCGGTTATAACCCATAAATCAGTATTAATTAAATTAGCTCTTGCATTTGCTGGCGCACCTGCTGAGTATTTACTATTTCCACCGCTAAATATTACGCTTTGTTTTACTGTTTGGTTATTCCAGCCTATTAATAGATTATTATAATTATCAAGAGATAAAGCAATACCTTGAAACATATTAGTTGCTGTTGTTAATTGTGTAACATTCCAGCCTCCAAGATTTTGGTCAAATATGCTTGCATTTCTAAACATACTTGAAAAGTTTGTCGCGCTTGCCGTATTCCATCCGCTTATATCTGCATTAAATGCAAAACAACTTCTAAACATTTCAACAAAGGTCGTACCCGTTGAAACATCCCAGTTACTTAAATCTTGATTAAAATTATTGCAAAATCTAAACATATATGAAAAGCTTGTATTATTTCCAGTATTCCAACTAGAGATATTACCGTTAAAATTAGACGCTCCGTCAAATATGCCTGACATATTGATTGCATTAGCAGTATCCCAGCTATTTAAATCTTGATTGAAATTTACAGCATCGCGAAACATACTAAACAAAAATTGAGCATTTGACATATCCCAATTATCAAGCGATTGGTTAAATTCTTCACATGCCTGAAACATAGAGCCAAAATTAATACCGCTTGATACGTCCCAGCTACTTAAATCTTGGTTAAATAATAAACAACTATTGAAAGCACCTTGAAAAACTGTAACGTTTGAAACGTTCCATTGTTCTATATTAGGTATTAATAATAAATTTTCACATCCTGAGAATATGCTTTGAAAAGATGTAATACCTGTTAAATCTGGAATATCTGGAGCAGTAATTTGTAAATTAACACAATCTCTAAACCAGTTACCAAAATTTCCAAATTTTAAAGGTCCCCATTGTTTTATATTTAATATTTTTGATGGGTCACCAGAACCAAAAGTTGCAAAGCCTTCTATAGTTCCTGTTATTCTAATTTCATAGACACCACCAACGGCGTAACTATGCACAAGAATTGCATCACTTGTTACTTGTTCAACATTTCCATCACCCCAATCAATAGAAAAATCATAATTGCCAGTGTTATATATAGGTAATTGAAACTCTGTACTTGTTGAAGTGCCTGGTTTTGTGGTGTCAATATCCATAATAAAAGCTTCCCCACCATCAATAACAGGCCCTATAAAGGGATCGCTTGCAGGGTTGTACGCTGGGTTAGAAGCTAGTGGTAAAGCAGGAGGAAAAGCAACCATATTAATTTACATCATCAATTATTATATTTAAATTTGGTGTTGTTGAACCTAATAAAACAACCCTTATTTGTGTATCTTCTCTATTTGCGTATAATTCAAAATTAATAACGCCGTTAGCAGAAAAATTAACAGGCGAGCCAGATGCATCGGGAATATTTACCCATGTTACACCACCATCCGGAGATCCTTGTAACTCTGCCGTACCGCCGCCGAAATTACCAATAGCCCAAAAAGTACCTCTTGTAGGTGCTCCCTTTGTCATTGGAGCCCATGTGGCTGGTGTTGTGCTTCCGTCTGCTGTTAATGTTTGGTTTACTAATCTAGTCATCTTTTTTCCTTTTATTTTTCAGTGAAAGTTTTGCTTTTTAATATTGCTTCTACTTGGTCTGGCGTTCCTGTTGGTGTTAATCCTAAAGGGTTAACAGGTTTTATATTTTTTTGCCCTTTTAATTGTGCTTTTACTGTTGTTTCACAATTATGGTGATAAGGCGGTAAATCTTGCGTTAAATATTCATCTTTTGTAAAAACTCGTCCTGCTAATTCTTTGCATATTGCAGCAACTGGTGAAGGGTTAACAATTTCGAAACTTTCTATTTCTTGAAATACTTCAGGCGTTTGGAAAACAGAATTTCTAGCCGTATTAACTGAACCGCTTACAAGATTAGTAGCAACAACTTTAAAAGCTCCGCTATTTATGTAGTTATCTCTTGCTTTTCGCATATCTGCAACCAATGCGTCTACGCTGTCGGTTGTGTCTATTTTTTGACTTGCAATAAAAAACATTCTTTTTTTAAATTCGTCATCTTGCGTTTGTGTTACTGCTTCTATTTCTGTTTTTAATTTTGCTCTTGATTCAGGTGTTAAAGAATTTAATAAATCTTCTAATTCATCAAGTTTTAAATTAGGATTTAAACCCAATTCTTTTTTTACGTCCTCAGTTGCCATTGCCGTAACTCTTGCCATTCCTGCAAGTAAATCATCTTTTAAGAGTTTTTTATCTGGTATATCAATTTTTGCAAGTGCGTTTCTTCTGCCGTTTTTCTTAGTTTTTTTTAGAACATCCTGAGCTTTTTCTAAATATTTATTTGTTCGTTGTAACATATCATCATAAATTAACTCATCTATTTTTTTTGATTCTTGCTTTATTAATTTTGTAGCATTGTCTTTAGGCTTAGCAAGTTTTATAATGTTTGTTTCTTTTTCATTAAAATCGACATTTTGTTTTATTTCTCGTTTTTTCTGGTCATCTGTAATAACAGGCAAATCAAAATCACGGTTTAAAGCGTCTTCTAGTTGGTCGCTAGGGCTTATGATACCAGCATTAACAAGCATTGTTACAATTTCGGCTTTTTCTTTTCCTGCTTTGTCGTTTATTCCTGTAACTTTTAAAAATGGGTATTTTTTAGCGTTTCCAAATTTTGCAATAACAAGCGGCTTTATAACTTGCCTGTTTATTTGGTCACAAATTTTATTTGCATATAATTGAATTCCATTTAAAAATATATCTGATAAATCAGAACCTAAGGCATAAGAACCCGAACCCGAAAGCCCTAATTCCATAAAATTAGCTAAAAATGCTTTTGCCATGTTTTTATTTTCGTTTTCTATAACGCTGTCTAGTTTTGCAGGGTCATAATTTAAAGAAAATACATCAAGTTCAAATCCATGAGGCTTTAAAATATAATTGCTTTGATTTTGTGTGTATCTTTGCATTATTTGTATAAATTTGTCAATTTGTGCGGAGTCGTTTAATTTATCTTGTGGCATTGTGCCAATCGGCGTACCTGTTATCCCTCTTTCTACTCCTGTGCTTTGCAATCTGTAATATATATTTTTTCTAAAATAATTTCCATAAATAGGACGTAATAAAGAAATACCCTCGTAGTTATCACCTTCTTTATTGTTTGATAAAACTATTAAATTTTTACCATCCATAAAAGCATCACTATTAAGGTCGCCGTCTGCTTGTTGCCAAACGTTTTTTATTCCGCCGTTTGGTAATAGATTCCATTGATAAATTGTTTTTTGTGATCTATAGCCTAAATCTTTTATTCCTATATAATTGCCCCAGATAGGATGGTTTTGTACTACCTTATGTACTATTTCATGAATACAAAAGCCAAAGTCTAAATAGCTTAAAGCTTCTTCAACAAATTCTAACCACGTTTTATATTTTGAGCCGTCTGGATAGCCCATATCTTCGAATAAAACATAACTAATAAATTCTTTTTTTTGTCTTTCTTCTTCTGAATCGTCAACCGCTTCTATAAACCAATTAGCGCCTAGTATCGGGTTTCTTATAGAATTTCTTAGCATTGTTATTTGTGCATCACTACGGCGCATTTGATCATAAGTATCTATGC